TTGTGAATCACTAAACCATTTTTTTCTATAATAATTGTTAGCTTTTTTAAAAAGTTGTCTATTTATTTCTGCTTTACTTTTACGTGCCATATTAATCCCTTATTTCAAAATGTGGTAAATCATCAAAGTTGTTATCTTTTAATTCAGTATCTCTATCCCAGTCTCCACCCCAACGTATAGTTAATCCCATTGAAGCGGCAATACCCATAACAAATCCAGCAAAGTATGTAAAGCGTTCTCTATCTTTCCAATCTATAGGATAAGGTGCTACATCTACAGCTAATGATGGATATTGATTATGTCTACCTTTAGGATATTTTAATTTACTAAAACCTTTTTCAAACAATTCGTTTTGTTCTTTTTTTCCACGATGTCCTTGTAATACCGAACAATCAAAATCTTCAACTACTCTTTCAAATAGTTCAATTAATCTTGGGTCACAAGTATTTAATCTTTGTTGTGATTTTTTTCCAAATTTAGGCATTATTTTAATTTTAATAAGTGATTAAAAATTATATCTTTTGCTGATTTTGCTTTTTGACGCAACACTTCTGCGTTAGTAGGTGCATCAGGATATACTTTTCCATATTCTTCATCTGTTAAAGTTTGAGGTTCAAACCATTTATCAAATAATTCTTTATCACCATCTAACAATAAATGATATGGAGCTTGTTCTTGTCTAGCTACATAAAGAATTTGTGCATGTGTATAATCATGTTTTTTTAATAAATTATATCTTTGTTCTGCTTTTTTAGTCGTTGAATCATAACCAATTGCTTTTTCAGAAATTTTAAAACCATTATCTATTAAAGTTTTTTTCAATTCATTTACTTGTTGTTCATTTTCATAAGGTCCTAATTGAACTGGTTTTTTATCTTGCATCATGCTACTATCCAACTTTTTGCTTTACGTTTTGGTTTATACCATTTTGGTTTATCTGTTCCATTGTTTGTATAATTAGGCGGAAATGCGTGTAAATTTGCATAATAAAGTGCTTCAATTGTGTCATCATGCGCCATTCTTGGTCCAAAAGTTACAATTTCGTTAACCAAATCAAACATATTTTCCCTTAAATATAATGAACCTACAGAAAAAATACCAGATAAACCTGAATAAATTCTGTTTCTTTTTTGCTGTCCACCTGGTTTTTCGGGTATTACAGCTATATCGTAACGATTAATTCTTCTTCTTTCGTCGTTAAGTGCTTGTAAAATACTACGATTCATAGCAACATCTTCTACTGTAGCTTGTTTACAATTATATTTTTTATATAGTTCTATAATGTAATCTACTACACCTTTTTTATCTATAATGTTTCCGTCAATATCTTTTGCTCCTAATGTAGGAATGCTACGATGTCTTTCGTATTCTAAAACATAACGATTGTTATTACAATCAACACCTATTACCATTATGACACTAAAGTCTGCATTTTTTGTATTAATGTCTGTTGCTGGGTCACAACCTATAAAAGTATTAACAGGGGTTTTTACTCCGTCTATATTTATATATCCTTGACTATCACCTTCATCATATTCATAATAACCCTCCCAATATTTTACATGTTTTCTATTCCATACTGAGTCTTCCTCAGATTGTACTTCCATCATGTACTCTTGATAAAATTTACTAGGTGTTCCACTATCTTGATAAAACTTTTTCTTTTCTTCTAATTTAGATAATGGAAACCAACTATCCCATAAAGATGTACCATCTGGTTGTATTGCTTTATAAGTAATTACTCTCCATGCAAAATCGTCTTTGCCTTTTTTACTGCGCTCGTAATTAATGATGAGATTATTGATAAAGCTATCATAGTGCACAGGAGTACCATTAACCCTAAGCCTACCAGTATGAGGCTCGATAGCAGGATAAACAACAGCAGTAACCAAGTTAGAGTTCTTAGCACGTGCTTCAGCTGTGATTGTATTGGCTTCGTGTTCGAAGTCGTCGAGAATAATAAGGTCGTATCTTTTATGTAATTTAGCGCCCCCTCTAATACCTGCCACATTCGATTTACTAATGAGTTTACATCCATTTGTTAACTCCACATCTTCTTCTGTCCATTTTTTTCCTTTCAAACTACCAAAATAGTATTTTATTTTTTCATTATATTCAAAGTGGTACTTAATATAATCCATATTACCAGTACTTAATTTTTGTGTTGCTGATACCCAAGCATAAAACAACATATCGTCTTTTGGGCAAAAACAAAAATCTTTAATAATAGAACATTTTGTTAATACAGTTTTTCCATGTCCTCTAGGTAAAATAACAGCTAATTGTTTTACACTATTATCATCAATTGCATCAGCCATTTCGTAATGGAATGGAGGTGTTTCACTCCTCATGAAATCATCAGGAAGAAAAAGTTTACCAAAAGCTATTAAGTCTTTACTTGCTAGTTTTAGTGCTTTTTCTGCTTTGCTTACGTTGTTCTTGTTTATGTTCATCTTTCATAAACTTTACGAATTTATCTTTATCTTTTTTCATAACAATATATTTATCTAAAATATTATCTATCATTATGATGTGTTGTTGAAGTTGCATAAGATGTAGTTCAATGCCCTTTATAGCACGAACCATATCACCTTTAGTTACCCCTTTTCTTTGTATCGGCATAATCTCCTACCATTTAACTTTATTAGCCCAATAAGCTGCTGACATCTTACCTTTTTTTATATTTTTTCTATGTCTAGCTTTAAACGATTTAGCTCTTTTAGTCATCGTTCTATCACCAGTTTTTCCTTGTTGACCAAATCTAATAGTTTTAATTTTACTACCTTCTTTTGCTACAACAATGTGTGATTTTGTTTTGTGACTAGGAGTTCGTTTAGGTTTATTATAACCTGATACACCAGCTCTTTTGAGTCTTGGGTCTTTTTTCTTAGCCATTACCCTTGTCCTATATTGCGTTTTTTATAATATTTATTACTAAGCTTATTTCCATACTTAGTTCTATGACTTTGACCTTGACGAGTTTTTTTCTTACCATTGGTATGTCTTTTAACTTGTGGTCTTAAACCTCTCACTTCTTCTTACGTCTTTTTTTTGCAGTTTTAGCGGCTCTTTTAAAATTAGCTTTTGTAGGAGCGCCTTTTGTACCAGGCTTACGCATTTTTTCTCCAGAACCTGCTTTTATACGTTTACGTTTAGCATGTATATTAGCATATAAACCACGTTTAGCTTTTTTTCTAGGCATTATTTTTTCCTTCTTTTAGTAGTAGTTTTCTTTTTTTTCTTTTTCATAATTGCTTTTTGTATAAACTTTGGCAATTTTTTTTGTTTTTTAGTTAAAGCCATTATTTACCTCCATGAGTTTTAATAACTTTTACGGGCATACTTAAAGAAGCTCCTTTATGTTTTTTAAAAGGTTTAGGTCCGTGTTTCATTAAAACATATTCTTTGCCTTTTTTCATAAAATGATAACCTTTAGGTGCTTTTACTCTCATTAATATCCTCCGTAACTTTTCGTACGTTTTTTTGTTTTTTTTCTAGTAACTTTTTTTCTAGTACTTTTTTTTGCTTTTACTACACGTTTTTTCATTTTGTGTGCCATTCTAATTCTCCCAGCAATTTATTTTATCTTTAGTAAATTCCATTGTTATCCACCCAGTTCTTTGTATTCCGTAGAAAGAATATCGTGCATAATCTGCGTAGCGTAAAAATGAACCTCCTCTAATATACCACTTTCTTTTTAAAGTTTCCATACCTTCTTCATCAATTGTTAAAGAATCCATAGGTTTGCAATATAGTTGGTGATTATGTCCAAGGAAAAATACATCTCCATCACTATACACAGATGCCATTTGATTTAATTCATTATCTCCGTTTTTTGCACCGCTTTTACCATGACCGCTTACCATATACCAATCTTTTCCTTGTATTGTAATTTTAGAATATCCTGGTAATCTATAGTAAGGTACAGCCATTTCATTAGCTAAAGTTTTGCAAATATCAAAATCTAATATATTAAAACTTCTTAAATAATCATGATTACCTCCACGAATAAATAAACATTTATCAGCTATTGGTTGTACTAGTTTTAAAAATGCTAAGTACTGTTGTTCAGGTGTCATAGATTGTCCACGTTGATTTATGTTATAATTAGGCGGTATAAGTTCTATCATATCACCATTACCAAACCATCTTGCATTTGGGTCTTCGTAAATTATTTTTATTGCTTCTTGAAACTTTTTCAAATCAAATTCGTTAGCACCTACGTGTACATCCGTTAATCCGTGTACTCTAAGTTTTTCATCGCTATCAACAGCAAATACTTTACCTGGTTCTATTTCAAGTTTGTCGTATTCTTTTACATCGCTAGGTATAGGTATAGAAAACCATTTACCACAAGACTTACAACTAAATTGCTGTTTTATAGTTTCTTTATTTCTTTTCTTACCTTCTTTTTTGGTAAGCATACTACTACAATGTGGACAAATCATTAGTCCTCCTGTGTTGTTTCTGGTAATACTTTACGTTGAGCACCCTCTATTTCATCAGGACTAAACCCTTGAAATAATCCTACTACACCCGTTTCTACTTTTTTAACTTGGTTGCCTAACGTACCTATAGCTTTACCTAATTCTTTAATAGATTGTAGTGCTATGTTTTGGTCTTCGCTAGTATCAGCTAATTGTTTTAACGAACCTAATATGTATGCGTGGTCAATGCCTAGTTCTTTAGCTACTTCTTTAGAAGTTTTTTCTATTTCACTCATTACTCGCTCCTGTTTTAGTAATATTACTGCTTTTTTACGTGCAGTATTACGATTTTTTTCAGTAAATGCTTTCATATAAGCACTAACAGCATCCTTTCCTACTGCGACGCTAGTCGCAAAAATTTTTTCTTTATTCGTACACTTCGTGCGTTCTTTTATTCTTTTATTTGTATTTTTTATTTTTTGTGAAAAAGTATATCTATTGGGATGTTTGGCAAAATCGGTATCCATTTTTGTTTTTGAACTACTAATAAATGTACCAACAATAGTTCTGACATAACCATTATTACTAGAATAGTTTTTGCTATCCTTCGGATGGTGCAGATTTTCAGAAACCTTTAATAACTGTACTATGCGACCATCATCGCTAAGTACCCAATCGCCCTCTCGCCCTTTTCTCCAGTCTTTAACAAGAGGGGTCAATGGATATTCTTCTCTAAATTCTTTTTTTGTATTATAAACATAATGACGAACACCTTTGATTACTTTACTTTGAGGCATTCTTTTTTTCTAGTTGTTTATGTAATGATTCAATAAGATGTAATACTTGTTTAGGTATAAAATATTTTGTTCCATTGATTTCTATAGGTACACTACTAGTTCCCTCGGCGGCATCCATATCGTCTATTTCATTTAAAACGTATTCCTCTTGTTCTATTTCTGATGATAGTATTTTTTCTAGCTTTACTAGTTTTTGTATGTGTTCAAGTATTTTAACTTGTTCTTTATATGGCAATTTGCCTAGCCATTTTATTGCTATACCCATTTTTTTTCCTTGACAAACCATTGTAAAAGAATTATTTTTAGATACCTAGTAGCTACTAAGCAGATAACATAGTAGATAACTAGTTCTATTTCTTTTTCTTTGGTTCTTTCTTTTTCTTTAACTGTAGTGCAGCTTTTTCTTTTTCAGCTAAAATATCTAAGACAGCTTGTTCTAGCATCTTTTGTTCTTGTTCTTGAGCTAATTCAGCTTCTCGTCGAGCTACACCAGTTAAACCAGATTTTTCTAAGTCTTTTGTAGTATACGTCATAATCTAAATTATATACAACCCATGTTATTTCCAAGAAAAAATATAGCATTTTGAAATGGACCTATATACACACACCCTACCCCCCTTCGGTGGTTTTTGAATTATGCTTTTTTAGTTATATTCGAGTTTTATATTAACCAATATGGAGGTTATAATCTATGGCTAAGATTATTACAGACGAAGCTAAGTTAGCTTTGTTCCAACAGTTTTGTGCGATAAACATCGGTTCTTTGCAGCGTCAGATGCAATTGTCAAAACGACCAGTACCAGATTGGGTAGTTCTCAGAACTTTCAACAGTATTATCGAGTTCGGTAATCAGCTTGAGATGTCTGATAACTCCGCAGTCTCTAGTATGTTGACCAACGTATTAGCGTCTACTGGTGTCAATGTTACTGAAAAGTAACGGGACCGAAGTTTGGGTAGTACTTCGTTAATCAACTACCCTGACCTATCTAACTCCCTACTCTTTCGAAGTTATAGTTACTTAGGTTTTTAAGAATTATCTATTATTATTATTTATATATGATAGATTTATGAGTAGGGGTGTATAATAGTCGTATTATCGAAGTAGAGGTAATACCCGCATATATATACACATAATGTGGATAACATGGGGATAAACATAAATCCTCTTTAAAAAGCTTCTGTAACAACTATAACGATGTCGTAGCTTACCGAAAGGTTGAAGCGGTCAATATAGATGAAATACGGCTATTATAAACATATTTTAAATAAACATGTAACTATGAAATGGAGTGAACTATGACAAGAGAAGTAATAAAGGAAATCGGTAATGTATTAACTAGTGATTATGTAAATGATAACATGGTGTTTACTATATTATCTATTTTAGTGGCGAATGGTAACGCTAATGCAGATATGACCATGGAGGAAATTGACGTAGTCTTAAAAGAGTATTTTACTATCAAGAACTAAATTATGAGGGAGTAGGTAGAGCGACTATGCAATTATTTATACCATTAGTTAGTTCACTTCTCCTACTTCCTTATATTAATCTATAACTTACATGGAGGTCCTAT